AATCACTAACGCGCATCAGTCGAGCCCCCTTCTTCGGGTTAATCTCTAGCGCGTGCAATCCATTTTCTAGTTCAATTATAACAGCGACATGGATGCACAAAGGCCCACGGAATACGGCTGCGATTGCTCCGTGTTCTGGTGCGCACTCTTCCATTGAGGCGGATTCTTGTTGATAGGCGCGGGTGAATTCTTTTGGTTGTGTGTTTCGGATTGATCCGAATGACGGGAGTAGGCGTTTTCCGCAGTGGTGATGGCGGACCTCGCGGCAAAGTGCCCAGCAATCGTATTTATTTGGGCCTCTTGCGCCGTCTTCGTATTCTGCTGCCAGATAATGCGTAATCCAATCCATGATGTACCTCTATACGCGTACGGAATGTGCTTTATTGATTGCTTATAGGTATTTGAGGCCAGGGGAAAACTTGCTGGTGTAAAGCTCCCTAGGCCATTGATAATTCAAAATGTCAGCAAACCCAGCCTCAATCTGCACAGTAGTCCCCGTGACATTCCCGCCAAGCACAACCGCATAGAACGGCTTCTCAGATGGCTCACTCAAGTCGGTGTTCAGATAGCGCCGAAACGTCAGAGTGATCCGAGCCCCAGCTTCCATTGCCGTATCAATCAACCGCTGAGCTTGCCCAGTGACGTTATCAATCGCGAAGTTCAGCGTCTGATTTCCTTGGTTGCTTTTCTTTGGCAGCGCAATAGAGATCGGGGCTGCCATGAATGTCTTGAATACGACACCATCGAGCCCCAATGTCATGTCTTCGAAACCTTTGACGATGTAAAGCGATTCCGTCCACGCAGGACAAGCAAGCTCAATGGTGTCAATGATCACCTCTGAGCCTGCTGATGCGTATACTCGCTCGATCAATGTGCTCAAGTTCCCTGTCTCCGAGTTCCGGTAATCTGGTTGGTTGCTCGGCTAGTTCTGCCGTCGCCCATCATGTCGCCAACGATTGTATCAATAACCCAGCGGCGATCTTGCTCGCTGAACTTAGCGGTCGATTCCATAGTCTGGCCGCTGTAGTTGTGGTTGTTGATTACCGGGGCGTTACCTGCTCCAGAAGACGCGCCAGCACTGGCATCTTTGGCGCTGACAATTTCGCCGCGCTGATTCGGTAGCGCGTACTGCCTGCCGTTCGCCGCATTGAATACTTCTGGTGCGCCAGTTTCGTTAACGCGATACATCTCGTTTGCTTGAACCGGGCCACCAAGTGCGCGGCCTGGAGCGGCTACGGATGAAATGTTGCCGACCAGGGACGCAGACGCAGCAGCTACAGAAGCCATTGCGGCAAGGTTGAGAGGCCAAGGGTTTGCAGCGGCCAGTGCGATACCCTGCTGAATTGCAATGGTCGCAGACGCGATTGCAGCGGCCTTCTGAGCTACGAATGCAACCTTGTACAAGGCAGACTGCTCGCCAAACGCAGACTTCATGATGTCAGCTACACCGCCAAAACCTTGCTCTGCCGAATTCAGCAGGAGCGTATTCCTCGCCGTGTCGATCTGACTCATGCGGTCGGCGTGCTGCTGAGCCATCTGCTCTTCTAGCGTCTGATACCCACCAAGAACCTCAATCTGGGCAGCCTTAGCTTCGTTGAGTCGGGTCATCTGGTCGGCATAACGCTGCACTTCGGCTTCGGCTTCGGCTTGGTATCGCGCTGCCTGACTATCAAACTCGCCGCCGGATAGCGGATCTACCGTGCCAGTTACTTTCTTTTTGGCTTCTTCTGGAGAGCCGAACTCTTTGCGCTTGGCCTGGAGAATGTTTAGCTTTTCAAGCTCTACGCCAAGCGATCTTACGGTTTCAATATCCTCTGGCGAGGCATACGTGTTGAGGCTAAGCTCGGCCTTTCTTGCGGCCAGTTCCTCGGTAGACAGACTGGCTTGATAGATCGCCTCTTGAAGCGCATCAAGCGTTTTTATATTTTGTTCGTTGCCTTGTCTCTCGTCGGCTGTTTTTTTCTTTGCGCGTTGTTCGGCTTCTGTTTCAAGCTTCTTGCTGGTTGCTCCTTCCTGCTTACGGGCAGCCTCTAGATTGTAGATTTCTTCAGCTAGCTTTTGAGCAGCTATGATTTCTTCTGGCTTCGCGCCTGGCCCCAGCTTGTTCTTGGCTGCTAGTTTTGCTCGCTCAACACCGACAAGACGGGTTAGTTCAGCCTCTTTAGCGAGATCGTCTAGCGCCTTCTGCGAGTCTGTCTTGGGCGCGTTGGTAGGCGCAGTGATCTTTAACTTGTCGCTTTCGGCCTTCAGCTCAGCAACCTTCCTGTTCTGAATCGCCTGAATCTCAGCGTTCATTCCATCGATACGAGCCTTGGTTGCTTCGGCGGTTGCCTTCAAACCGAACTTGATCTGCGTTGCGTATTGCTGCTCTGCTGTAGCTCGATCAAGAACAAGCTTGTTGATTCGCTCCTGATCGCTTAGCTGGCCTGAAGTCAGGCGTATGCCGTTAGCTACTGCATCCAGAGCCTTAGCTAGAGTGGTCGATGCGCCAATAGCCTGATCAAGCTTGGAGATGGCGACACCCATCGCGTTTACGATGGCGTTACCAGCATCGCCAGCGGAACGAGGAACCTTTTTGAATTCCTCGTTAACCTTCCCAGTCTGCTCATACACAGCAGTAAGCACACGATCAATCGTCAACTTGCCGTCAAGCATCTGCTGGCGAAGTTCGCCAAACGGGATGCCAAGGCCGGCAGCAATCTTGCGACCAAGCTCCGGCATCTGTTCAATGATGCTGTTGAATTCTTCGGCTCGCAGCGTGCCTCCTGCTACAGCCTGGGAGAACTGACGCAATGCAGCGCTGATCTCTTCGGCACTGGAGCCGCCAATCTTGCCGATCTTTTGCAGGGTGTCGGTCAGGCTAAGCACTTGATCACGAGTAACACCAAGGCTCACTAGCGATGCTGTCAGGCTTTCCCACAGCTTGATCGTGGTTGTCAGGTCAGAGCCGCCAGCAGACGAGATCTGAATCAGCGCCGCGTAGTTAGTGCGCGCATCTTCAGCGGTTGCAGACAGGCGCTTAACCCGTGATTCGAGCAGGGTGAATTGCTCGCTGAGTTTTTGCAGGTTAGCAATGGCTTGAATCGAGATTATGCCCGCGATTGCGCCAGCCAGCGGGGTCAGCGCCGTTCCGAACTTGGACGCCTCTCCTCCTGCCGTAGACATATTCTTGCCGAGCGTGTTCATGCTCTTTGACGAATTGGCGGCAGCCCTGTCCGTCTTGTTCATGCCAGTCTGTAAGCCGTCAAGACTCTTGTTGACGTTTTGCGAGCCAGTGAGGACTTGGGCGGTATCGACCTCGACTTGGTACTGAATGGAACCGGCGTTAACTGTCATTTCTTCACCTGATACTGGCGCAGCTTGTTGATTTCAGCGAGTCGAGACATGGCCACGTCGTGTTCTTCGATAGGTAGCGTTTCTGGCTTGCCGAACTTGGATTGCATGGCGCCAGAGAATTCAGTCATTGTCAGGTTCCAGGCTTCGGCGCTAGACAGGCCAAGGTGCGCAATTGCCTGCGCGACGAACTCACGAGGCTTAAACTCAGGCACGTATTCCTCTTTAGGCTTAGCCATCAGACGACCTTCAGGCTTTAGACCGATGATCCCGTGACGCATGAGCGAGCGCGCAATGTGAACCATGTCCTGCGCTGGCATGGCACCTGGCACGAACGAACCCCACTTGCTACCCATATGCCCAAGCAGAGGGCTTACATCCTCATCGCAGCAAGCCATCAGCACGTCATAGGCCGTAGCCATGACTTCACGCTCCCATGCCCGGTACGCGGGCACAGGCCAGATAGGATTCGGCTTTGGCGCGGAGAACAGAATGCCGAATTTGCTCACGATCTCGGATGGCGAGCCTAGAGAATCCATTGCGGCAAGGGAGGGTCTGAATAGCCAGTCGCGATCGCCAGATGAACAGCCGACCTCGCCAACACTTACAATCGCACGCATGGTTTTCACCCATAGATAATTGAATTATTTTACCATGAGGGTATTGACGGCAATTCGATCACGACTATACTCGGACAACTCAAACGAATTTAAGGATGGGAAATGCTTACTCTGATGCTCGTGATCGGCCTGTGCTCTGACGTTGGCTGCGACTACATTGATCTGACTCAGCGCGAATCTGTCATAAGCGACAGCGATTGCTTTCAGAAGGCAGAACAGTACAACGAGTACAACCGATCAATCGGGGCCGATCCTAGATTCGCGTGTATCGAGCCGCAGAAATATGCGTTGCTAGCGAAGAAAGAAATCTAATCCAATAAAAAAGGCCCCTGATTTGGGGCCTTTGTGTATCTAGAGCATTTACGCGGTAACGGTAACGCTGGTGGTGTCGGACTTGGTAGGATCGGACACCGAAGTTGCAGTGATCACGACCACGCCAGCAGCAACGCCGGTTACGCGACCATTAGCATTGACGGTTGCGGTTGCAGGAGTTGCCGAGGTCCACACGACTGCCTGATTAGCAGCAGGAGGAAGCACGGCAGCGTCAAGGTTGGTCACGTTTCCGACAGCTACGGTTGCGGTTGCTGGGGTAGTGACAACAGAGGTCACGGCGATTGGAGTGTCTTCCACGATAACGCTAGCCAGTCCACCTGGACGAGCAGTGGCGCTTGCGGCGATGGAGTAGGTAGCAACATCGTCATACGGGAACTCTTGGCTGTACTCAGTCAAGATGCAGAAGCCGATTACGGTGTTGATCGGGCCAGTCAATCGAAGCCACAGGTACGGTTGCGGATCGGTTACAAAGTGATCAAACAACAGTTGTTGGTTGGCAGTGGTGCCGTCGTCGCGTTTGGTCACGCCATCGATAGAGACTTCGAAGGTTTTGTATGTGATCAGGGTATCGCGGAAGCCGCCTACAGAGTCATCGGCAGTTGCGTCAACGGTATCAGCGCTCATGGTCAGCGACTTGTTACGAGCAGCGCCCAGTGGCAGCCACGTCAACGTCATCGGATCAACATCGCCGCAAGCAAGCGCGAACTCTGCGAGAACGCTCTTACCTACGAATTTGGAACTTGCACAGTTAAGGGCCATTCTCGGCGCCTCCTATAAGGTTGTTGAGTGTCGCCCACAACTGAGCGCATATTTCAAGCAATAGTTTAACACGTCAGCTCGAAATTAATTTCCAGCCAAGGTCTGTTCGTTTCTGTGTAATACGGTCCCTGAATGGAACCGATCGGTCTGATTTGCAGCATGCAGCTAGTCTCAAAGTTCGCGACTGCTGCATCAAATAGCGACTCGGCGAATAGTTCGGCAGTCTCGGTATCTCCAAGTGCTCGACCATTAGCGCGACCAGTTACGATCACGCGAATATGCGGATACTGGATTTCACCATTTGGTGTGCGACCAGAATCAGACCAGACAGCCACGAACTTCTTTGTCGAGTTGTTTGTTTCTTCCCACATGCCACGACTGATAGTGTACCCAGCAGTCGAAACGTAAACCTCTAGCCAGTCGCGGAATAGGTTGATTGGTGTATGGCTCATCAGATTGTCATCCCGCGTTTAATTACAGCGTCGATTGCGGCACGAGCGTCTGAGTCTTCAAAGGCTTTGCGCAGGAATTCAGGCTCGCCGTCCTTATCCCAAAACTTGCCACGAGAAGGATCTTTAGGGTCTCGCATTGCAGCCTTTCCGGTCGCCCCCATTAGCGTTCCTGGCGCATCATGCACAGCAGCAGCATAAGCAGCTGTGTAGCCAATAGCACCAACAACCCGAGTGCCGTATGCCGTGATCTTGCGATACTGGCTGTTTATAAGATTCGAGGTGTCAATTGGCGTCATGGTTGCAGCAAACGCAGCGGCAGTTTGGAGGACTTCAGTCAGCGTCTTTTCTGCTCTAGGCCCTGAGATATCAACGAAAGCCTTCCTTACTGCTTGCCGAACCTCCTTCAACCCCTTAACCGGCATCAGACAGTCTCCAGCTCGTACTCGTCTTCGTAGTTAAACGCGGACATTCCATGACGAGCAATCTTACGGATTTCTGCGGCTGACACTGCATCCCATGCCTGAGCGGTTGTGTCGCCGTATGCGATGCGGTCTAGATAAGAGGGGCGAGTGTCGCCTGTGTAGTAGATATCGCGAGTGACGAACTCAGCGCCCTCAGTGTCTCGCGACTGCCTTGATACGCCTTCGTGACCGCAAAGGATGGTGTAAGGGGTTCCGTATGTGACAGCGCCGCCCCAATCGTCACTGGCTAAGCGAGGGTAGATCGTCGCGGTGTCGATCATGTACCAGGCGCTCATGAAGGCCATTAGCAGCACTTCCCGCCAGTTGATACCCATAGGCCGGCAGATGCGCCAGGTTCGGCAGGAACGAGAGAATCAGTGCAGCCAGACGTGTCAAGCACCTGCAAAACTGACTTCATGCCACGGTATTTGTCTTGAAAGCTGTTGTACCTGAACGACTGACTTGCACCAGAAGGCGCCGTCTGTGAACTGATATAGCGGTCATACGCAACCATCGCCATGAGGCTAATCAGGTACAGGTAAATCATCAGCTGAGTAGCTGGAGAGTATCCGGCGCCATCAAGACACATTTGAATTGTCGCAGCCTGATCAAGCATGGCCTGAACGACGAAATCAGGCAGGTTAATCCCGATCCCGCGCAAAAACTCCTGAACCTGCTCTAACGTAGGCATTTTCGCCACCTGAAAATAGTTTCGACCATTTTAGCATTTTTGCTTGACTAGCCCATGCTAGCGAAGCTAATCTCTTTTTAACGAAGCGAACAATGGAGTAAAACGATATGATCACTACAATTTATAGAAGTGAAGGGCCTGAGGGGAATCGATACGTCGGTAAGTCTGCACGTGGGGGTTATCGGTGGTGCATACAACACGCAACTAAAAAGCATTTTGATGTCGCTCAAGGCACTTGTGACGCCGAAGACCTTCCGGCAGATGTCCTTGAAAAATGTGATGCCTATGATGGCGTGCATTATGCCTGCCAATGGCCGGACTAACCAAACCGCCAACCTCAAGCCCTCTACCAGAGGGCTTTTTTAAGCCTTTAGGAAAGCGGCAGGTCGGTGCCACCCTCATAAAAGTCCAAAAAGTATTGAGCGCGAGCGTTACCCGTGCCGGTGTTCGTGATCACCACAAGGAACTCAGAGTTAGCAGGAAGCACTCGCTCACGACCTAGCGGGATTGAATCAACGTTCTGCCGCTGAGGATCGTTAGCGCCGCCGAAGAAGTACTCAGGGTCGCCGTGATCAAATTGCGTACCGTTGGTGGTCGTGGTTACGTTCTTCTTCGCCTGCACAGTGGTGGCAACAGGAGAGACGCCGTTGTAGTTATGAACAATCAGATCGGTTCCGCCAGTCACGCCAGTTGGAGTAATGAACAGCTCAATCCTCATCTCTTCAGCCAGGTATTGGAACTGTCGGAGCTTGGCTAGCACTGGCTTTGTGGTGGTCTTAAACCATACTTTCTTAGACGCGCCAGATGCGATCAAATCCAGAAGAGGCCACACAGCGCGGATATTGTATTGAACACCATTCTTTACGTTCGCCTCTGTGTACGGCTGCACGGTCAGCGCACGAAAGCCCGTGAATGCGCCGTCAGGAATGCCAGAGCGCGAATCATCCCCGCGCCACACAACCACGCGAGCAGTCACCGCATTCGTCCCAGCAAGCGACACACGCAGCCTGGCAGCAGGACCATCGAACGACCATTGCCCCAGCGCAGACTGATAGACCGTCTTGAAATTCTCCCCGGTCAGAGTCGGGCTAACGCTAATCGTCGCAACCCCAGTCGGCGTAATCTCAACCCCGCCAGCGTTGTAATACTGGATCGTCGCCAGCCCCGAGTCGTAATCAAGACTCATCGGTCCCGTTTCGAGACTGCCGCGTGGGATTTCGTAAACCATTGCCATTCGTCGGGTGCTCGCTTAGATGTATGCATTATTTTAACATCACGCTTGCATTAGATTGGATCCTAGACTAGAGTTCACTTCAGGTAGGGCAACCAACAAATTTAGGAGCAGGAAAATGAACAAAGAAATGAAGGCAGCGTTTGAAGAATTCGCGATGGCGAACATTTCAGGGACTACCGAGGATGATTTCAATACCAACGCATCTGGAGAGTATCGCCTTTTTTCGACATGGTTTGCCTTTAAGGCATTCTGTGCGGGCGCTGAAGCAGTATTCAAATAAACAAGGAGCACCAACCATGAATTTCACAGTCAAACACCAAGCAGGCCGATACGACATCGTTAGCGACAAGATGCTGATCGACAGCTTCGACGACGAGCAAGAAGCAAAGAAAGAGGCTGAGCGCCTTAACGAAGAATACGAACGAGTCCTGAGCTTTCTCTAGTCAGCCCGCCAACCAAACGAGGACACGACCATGCTATGGCTCCTGCTGCTTATTCTGATCTAAAAAGAAGCCCTCATTGCGAGGGCTTTTTCCATTGCTCTTTTGGTGGTCTGCCACGTCGAGGGCTGGCAACCTCAAGCACTTTCTCTGGCTCAACCTCTACAGCCTTGTTGACCAGCTCAGCGGGTAGCGACTCCGCCTTGATCCGCGTCCCGACTTCAACGCGAACGCCATCACGGTAATATCCGCCACTAGTAATCTCGAATTCTTTCATTTTTACCTCAATAAAAAAGGGCACCCTGAGATGCCCTTATTCTAACCTAGGAGGTTATGCACCCTTAACGAACTGGGCTACGCCTGTGCTGCCATTGGCGTCACGCTTGAACTGTGGAGCTACTGCGGTCATGATCTGGAAGCTGTACTCGTCGGTGAAGTTTTTACGTTCAATCGGCATAGTAGTGATCGGCATCGCAGTCAGCAACTCAACCACTCGACGCTCTTTCACTACGGCGAGGATTTCGTTCACAGGCACAGCGGTGGATGGAACAATGGAAACAACGCCAGGAATCGCCAGCAGGCGAGCCAGAATGGTGTTCTGGGGCGCGGCTGTCACATAGTCGTTGACCGATGCTGCAAACCAATCGCTGTAGTTCAGGTAGATGGTCGCGCCACCGTAGTAGAACTCGCCTTGCAGGCCGATCAGGACACGCTTGATCGCTTCAACCCACTGAGCGCCGGTAGCAGTTACCAAGTCGACGTTACCGAAGTTACCGGTAGCGCGGCCTGGAGCTGTACGAAGGCCGTAGATCTGGTTGCCGGCCACGTTGAACTTAGCGTCACCGTTAATTACCAGGTCTTCAAGTTTTTCAACCAGCTTCCTGTTACCGTTGTCGCGAGTCGCGGCATCCAGATACTGCCAGCCGCCATCTTGACGAGCAGCTTCAACATCGCGCCAGCCGAAGGTGAAGGTAGTGTCGTAGATCGGAACTGGGGTGCCTTCGTAGTCGATAACCGGGGCATCGGCTTTCGCACGGCTACGACCATCAATCGAGCTGTTCACTTCGCCGGAGTCAGTGACCTTGGAGAAGTAGTGCAGGACTTTGCCAATTGGCACGTTGCGTTGCAGACTCGACAAGTCGGTGAACACGCCCAATGCAGCGCGCTGCAAGGTGATCAGGTCTTGGTCATAGGTAGCCCAAGCATCACGAGGGATGGTGTAGGCGTTACCGATCATCTCGCCTTCGCTATCACGCGCAAGACGTTCCTGACGGGCGTTGTGAGCGCGGCGCTTGCCGATAACGGCTGCTTCCTGCTCTTTGTTAAATGTCAAAATGGTCATTGTTCTTACACCACGTAGGAGTTAGCGAGGATACGGACGTCACCGAGGCCGTTCGCGGAGATTGCTCGGGAGGCTGCTTCGTCGAATACGGCTACAGCGACTTCACCGGTTGCGGCTGCCTTGAACTGGCCGGCTGCGATGCTGAGTACTGCGCCAGGGGCGTAGGTAGCAGCGGCAAAGCGCACGTTGAACTCGTATTGCGGAACAGGCTTGAAAGCCTCGCCAGTTTCGCCGGACGGAACAGCGGTATCCACGGTTTCGCCGATATATGCGCGGTTGTGCATGATGAAGAAGTCGGACTTCGAGTTGGTTGCCAACTGGAACACGCCAGCGGTAACTTGTACTGCGAGGCCAGGCAGAATGCTAGCGCCGGTCTTTGCGGTGCGCGAATCAGGCTGTGCAAGATGCACAGGACCACGCCAGATAACGTTAGCCATTATTTGGCCTCCTGATCAGCTTGGTTCAAGCTATAGCCTTCGAACTCGTCTTTGGCATTGGTAACTGGAGCGCCCGAAACGATGCCGGCTGCGGTTTGCACGCTAGCGAACATTGCATCCAGAGCTTCACCGCTCAAGGCGTTTGCAACAACTTCGCCGTGAGCTTTTGCTACTGCGGCGCGCTTGTCTTTGAGTGCCGCGTCGGCGTTAGCCTTCAGCGACTCTTGCAGTGCATTGATGGTCACAGATTGAGCTTCCAGCTGAGCGTTGAACGCACCGCTAAGTTTCTCAGCCTGAGCATCAAGCATCGCTTGAAGTTCAACTTTGTCCATCTGTAATTCCTCGATAACATTAGCCACGACGGGCTGTTCAGTTTTGGTACTGAAATATTCTACCACGGCTTTTAGCCTCGCCATGACAGAGTTGGTTTTCACTTTATAAGACGTTTCCGCTACTACTGTACGAGACTCTCCAGTTAGAATCGGGTTATCACCTTCAAAGTGGTAGTCGATTGAATACATGCCTTCCGGAGTGCAATAAACCAGCGCGCGATCATCGAAGTCCTGCACGTATGCGTAAGAGCCTGAAGTGGCAAACCGCTCCTTGACTGCCTCTGACAGAATGGCAAGTTTCTCGCCGTATGAGTTGTCTAGGGCGTCTTCGTTGACAGTTGGCAGCACAGAGTTAATGACCGAATCGCAGTTAACGGCAATCGCCACCTCATCACCACCAGCGCCCTGTTCGTGGAACAGGATTGCCAGGTGGTCATAGGATTGCTGAGTGGCGATCCAGCTATACGACTTGCCGCGAGACTCGCCTTTAGCGTTCACGCGTGCAGTCATCAGGCCGGTAGACATCTGGATAGGATCTGGCTTATCGCCATTGCCGGCTTGATAGGATTCAGCCTTATCAACCCAGTTGAGCAGCATTTCGCCGTCTGGATGCGACTTGGCGACTCGCTCGTTGATCATGACTTCAGTCAGGTAGTCTTCACCGTTCTGGCGCACGTTCTGAGCGTGAACACCGCCGTAGTGCTTGCCTAGTGCCACAGCTACATCAGCGTTGTCTAGCGAGCTGATAGCGACGTACTGGCCGTTGACTTCTGGATGCCCGAATGGCATCACTCGGCCATCCATCGATGCATAACCCTTTGCATTCTCTGACGAAGAGTAAAGGCCATCGTTGAGCACGATGTTGTCCTTCATCCACAGCACATTCTTGATAACCGCGTACTTCTCGCCAGCTACCTCCGTGCGCTCAATCTTGATCGAGTCAGCGTTAACCGCCGACAGGATATTCACACGCGTTTTTTTCACAGGGCTAGCCCTCCAATAGATAGCGAGTAGTTTACCATGCGAAATTCAGCCAAAGAAAAACCCCGCCGAAGCAGGGTTTTTGTGTTGCTTGACTGGTTACGGACTGGACACGAATTCAAAATCCATCAGCTTGCCATGCTCAAACATCGTTTCGTCATCGACTTCTAGTGAGCGGCGATAATCAACATCATCAATAATTGTGATGAAGTCATCCCCCGTATCAACGATTTCATAAATAGCGCCTTTGGTAAGATCACACCAATCACGTGCAGTCATACGGATCTTGTCGCCAACCTTCCAATTCCGCCAATCGCTCATATCGATATCTGCAACCCCCATAACCGCAGTCATCGCAGGAATCAGCGCAAACCCTTCCAGCGCAAGACGGCTAATCAGGCCGTCACGCTCTCGGGTGTATTCCTCGATGTAAGCGTCTAGTTCGTTTGCTGTGTCGCGCCACTTGATCGGGCCGTCGATTTGGTCTACTTGTGCTTCCAATTTGCATACTCCGGATGGAAATTCGATGTCGAATTCAATAGCGTTTTCTGGTTCGCCAATCTGAGCGCACGGGAATGGACCGCGACATTCTACTTCCTCCGCTTGTGGCTGGCTGATTACGCGATACTTCATCAAATTTACCTCTACCTCGCACGCAGCATGAGGCCAGATGAAGTCTTGTGCGTATCCGCGCTGAATGTCGCCGCAACGAAGCCTGGCCTCGATGTATAGACCGCCTTCAATTGGCATCTTGTTGCCCCTGTGCCGATTCCACTCGCCACCCTTCTGACGGTCGCGTTCGGCTTGCCATTTGTCCTTGGTTACGATAGCGGTTGCGTAGTCAGGCGAAAGCTCACCCACAATCATTTCGGCCTGCTCTCTTTGATCAATAAAGTTATCAGCGCCCCATACGCCCCCATCAAATTTTGGCGTGATCTTGCACGGCCACGCACTCCCGTCACGATCCTGCACGTAGCACGTTGTCGTGTCAGCCCATTTAGGCAGTTTCGCTGCCAACAATTCAACCAATTTCATCCTGTCCAACCCTCCTATTAATGTCCACAAACCTTAGCCGAATCCAACCTTCCGCGCAAGGTATAATGGAAATAATTTACGAGGCCCTATTTTATGACTGTCAATGCACCACCTGAATTGATGATGGCGCTTAATAACCTGGCTGAGCGGCAGATTGCTGCGTCCAGGCAGTTGGCGGCGTTTGGTACTGGCTCCATTGATTCGAAGCGCCCGCGAGCCTACTGTGAGTACGGCTTCCCTGATAATCCGTGCTTCGACGAGTTCTATCGCGTCTACAAGCGTCACGGCATCGGTCATGGCGCATTGATGCAGGTTCTGGATAAGACCTGGCAGACGTCGCCATGGCTGATCGAAGGCGAAGACGAATTTGACGAATCACGCGACGAGACTCAGTGGGAAAAGGACGTTAAGCGTCTATTCAAGAAGAAGAACATCTTTGCAGCGATCAAGGAAACCGATAAGCGCAAGATGGTTGGCGGTTATGCCGGACTAATCATTCAGGTCAAAGACTCCAAGAAGTGGAATCAGAAGCTAGATAAGATCAGCGCTGCCGCCATCGTCAAGTTCATTCCTGTGTGGCGCGGTTCGCTTGAAGTAACCGCGTGGGATACAAACGAGGCAAGCCCTACCTACGGCCAGCCAACGATGTACTCCTACAAAGAACACACGGAGGCTATCGGCTCGTCTCCGCGCATGGTTGAGATGCATCCTAGCCGCGTGATTATCTTTGGCTCGCTGACCGAGCCAGAGTCGATCTACGAGCCAGTGTTGAACGCGCTGATCAGTCTTGAGAAAGTTACTGGTGGTTCAGGCGAGGCTTACATTAAGGCGGCTGCTCGTGCGCTGCATATTGGGTTTGATGCCACGACTGATTTGTCTCAACTCGCCCGCGCCCACGGCATGAAGCCAGACCAGATTGGCGAGCTATATAACGAGGTAGTGCAGGGTGTTAGCCGTGGCATTGACTCGGCCATCATCACTCAAGGCGGCACCGTCGAGACAATCACCTCAGCCGTTCCAGATCCGCAGCAGCCATTCGAGGTCAACCTGCAGGAAGTCGGAGCAGGGATGCAGGTTCCTTCAACGATCATCGTAGGTCGTCAGACTGGCACGCTTGCAAGTAACGAAGACGTCAAGGCGTTCAACCGTTTCGGCCAGAGTCGTCGCGAGAACGAGGTAGGCCCGAACACTAGACTTGTTGTTGACTGGCTGATGGAGCACGGAGTTGTAGAGCAGAAGGAAGACTACGAGGTTATGTGGGATGAACTGACTGAGTCTACCGACGCTGAGAAGCTGCTGAATGCCAAGACCATGGGCGAGGTTAACTCGCAGATGTTGGCATCTGGTCAGCCAGTGTTTAGCGTTGATGAGATTCGTGTCGCCGCTGGTTATGAGGCTGATGCTGAGCTTGCGCCGCTTCCAGATATCGAGCCAGATCCAGATCCTGCTATTCCAGCGAAATAAAAAACGGGCCTATATGGCCCGTTGTTCTATGTACTGAATTATTTCAGGATCATATTTCAGCCATTCTGTTGATCCGTCGAATCCAGTAAAGCCAGCAGACATAAACTTCCTGTGTGTCATGGTTTCTAGATTCAACGCATCACTACCATCCATTTGATAAATGCCGACTGCTTCAAACTCAAATGGCGTTGATCTTGCAAGGCCTTTATGTCTTTGCTCCGGCCTATTGCTGATGCCTACCTTTATGTATGCTCCGCAGTCGCTTTTTAGCGCATACAAGAAAGATAGCTTGTCGCGCTGAAATCCCGAAGCACCAAAGCATCCAGTGCATCTAGTTCCATAATAAAGGAATGAGTCATACCGCAGATTGAAATTTCCATGATCCTTACAATTGAATATTGCTCTTGTCTTCGGGTTTGAATACTCACCATCCCATCCAACAAAGGAATAACCTTCTGATTCTGCAAGCATTGAGGCCTGAAGTTCTCGCTGCATAGGCGTCAGCCTGGTCGTCCCGGAGCACCTGCATGGACAATCACCTTTCGCAAGGCTTTGCTGACTTGCGTCAAATTCACCACTGCATAAGCCTGCCTGCGCGTATACGTCTTTAGCGCAAACTTCACATCTGACGGTCCATCGTTCAATATTAAAGTTTCGCTTGAACGAAATGCTTTCTCCAAACTTCCCTGTATCCATAAATCTATTTATCCAGTCATCATCAAGAATTCTTTTTGTTTTCGATACAGCCTTAAAGGTCCTCTGCATTCCGCAAGCAGGGCACCCAGTTTTCCTGCTCATAAAAGAATGCATGGTTGAAGTTCTCCACACACCATGAATCCCGCATAGCAATATAATCTTTGTTTCTTTTCCTTTCCACGGCTCAGAAAAACCACAAAATCCAAAACCAAGCATGTCGGCTCTTCTAGAGATCAAGATTGATCTTTGCCGCTCGGTCATCTGCCTTGATTTAGCACACCCACAAGGCAGTGCGCCCTTAATTAGATTTGCTTTTGTTGATCGCATGGAGCCAGCCGGCCAAAGCTCTACATCCTTAGAGCATTTACTGCACGACACTTCATACATGCAAGCCCTAGTCGGGCTGAGCCAAAGCCGGCTCTCTACTCTTATGACATGCCCATTATGAGCAGGAAATTCTGCTCCAACAAATGAATCTGTTTTCTGCATCAATACGCACCCGTCTAGTGGTCGTCGAATGGTTTGCGGCAGGCGATGACGAATCGCTTTTCAGATGCCTCCTAGCCGCACGTCCATTGTACAATAGTGCTAATCAAAAATGTGAGATTCCCATGCCAGGCCAGCCGATTTTGCCTAGGAATTTGTCGGATCCGTCGATGCAGGACGTGAGAGAGCGCAAATTCATAAAGGATTTTGATAGACGCGTAAACGCGATAGGCAAGGAAGCGCTGCGGATAATGAGTGAGCAGAATTACACAGTGGTCACGCTTAACGCCATGGATGTCAACGCAAGTACTTATCAGTTTGTTCTAGATCAAGCAATATTGTCCGGAATAAATTCAGAAATCGAGAGAATTTGTAACCTGATTCTTCTTGAGGGAGGGGAGCAAGAGCTATGGAGTATGCGCTCGTATGTTGAAGGCGCATACCAACAAGGCACCGCTATGACCGCCGCAAACCTAACCGTCCAGAGTGAGCTGTACGCGCTGACAAAGCCAACCCTAGACGCGATCCTATTCAGCCCGCCATATCGCAAGCGTATCAGCCTCCTAGCCGCTCGTGAATTTGAACTAATGCAGGGATTCAGCCAGCAGATGAAATCGGATCTTGCGCAGACGTTAACGCGTGGGATGATCGCCGGCCAGAATCCACGAGTAATCGCCAAGGACATTCAGGCGCGCACAGGGGTTAACCGTTCGCGTGCTGAGCGCATTGCGCGAACCGAGGTTACATCGGCATTCAGACAGGCGAGGATGGACGAGGCGCAGGCAGCGCAGGAGGATCTAGGTATCAATACTCGTCTTATGCACCTAAGCGCTCTGAGCCCTACTACCAGGCCTTCTCATAGAGCAAGACATGCGCATCTGTATACCATTCAGGAGGAGCGGGATTGGTGGGCTGTAACGCCTAATTCCATAAACTGTCGTTGCAGTACCGTGGAAGTCTTGACCGACTCTAAAGGCAATCCACTATCCCCCTCAATCATCGAGCGAGCCAAGCGCA